TTGGTGTGCTTATGTACATGCTCATGTATGGGCTTCCACCAGCAGGTGGTGGTGAGGCCATGCTAGTCATGTTGGGTACTCTTGGGACCGCATGGGGTGCTGTAGTATCATTCTATTTTGGTTCTTCGGCTGGATCACGCGCTAAGGATGAAGCTGCTTCTGGTAAGAAGTAAGCCCTAAATAGCCAAGCAGTTCGGAGGTTAGAATGGCTGTACCAACAACACGCAAGCTATTCAAGGATTACTGCCTTCGCAGGCTAGGTTATCCTGTTATTGATATTAACGTCGATGACGGTCAGGTTGAGGACCGCATCGATGATGCACTTGCATATTATCGTGATTTCCATTTTGATGGTACAGAGCATGTCTATCTGTCATACAAGATTACACAAACAGATGTTACTAACAAATATATTACACTACCAGAAGATATCAATTATGTAATTCGCATATTTGATATTGGTAGAGCAACCAGCGTATCTAACCTCTTCAATGTTAGATATCAGATTCACCTAAATGACCTATTTGACTTTTCTAGCACAACATATGTACCCTATGTTATGGGTATGAGGCATATTGAGGAGCTAGAGCAGATATTTGTTGGTAGCAAGCCTATTCGTTTCAATAGACATAACAATCGTCTTTATGTTGATATGAAATGGGACAAAGATGTCAAGGTTGATGATTTTGTGATCGTTGATTGCTATCGAGTTCTTGATGCATCATCTTATAGTGATGTTTGGTCCGATCCTTGGTTAAAGAAGTATGCCACTGCACTTGTCAAAAAGCAATGGGGTGAGAACCTAAAGAAATTTGAGGGTATGAATTTACCCGGTGCTGTTAAATTTAATGGACAGAAGATTTGGGATGAGGCCAATGATGAAATTAATACACTTGAAAAAGAAATGAATAGCGGCTATAGCTTGCCTGTCATGGATATGATGAATTGATATGGCAACTAACAAATACTTCCGTAATTATAGCTACGGTAGAGAACAACGAGTAGAAGATGATCTGATAGTTGAGGCCATAAAAATTTATGGCGTCGATGTTCAGTATATGCCTAGAACCATATTCAATGAGATTTTTGAATTTGGTGAAGACCCTCTTTCTAAGTTTGATCTTGCTGTACCGGTTGAAGTGTATGTAAACAATCTTGAAAACTTTCAAGGTGAGGGCGACTTTCTAAGCAAGTTTAATCTGGAAATTCGTGACCAGATAACGCTTACAATGGCGCGTCGTCGTTGGGATCAGATACGTACAGAAAAGCTAGTTGATGAAGTTGGTAACATATACTTCATCGAAACAAATTCAGATTCATACACATCAAACACTGACAATTATCTGTTAGAAACTGGTAGCGCAAACGGATATTCAGTATCATCATCACGCCCACTTGAAGGCGATTTGATATTCATACCATTCATAAACAACGGCAATGGTGCGCTCTATGAAATTAAGTTTGTCGAGCATGAAAGAATCTTCTATCAGCATGGCAAGCTATACACATATGAAATGACATGCGAGCTATTCCGCTACAGTTCAGAAAGAATTAATACAGGTAATGCTGATATTGACAGCATCGAAGATGAAAATAGCCGTGATATGTTTAGCTATAATTATCTCATGCAAAATAATGATGTCATGCAGTCTGAAGATGGTGGTTATCTAATTCAAGAATATCGTCTTGAAAGTGTTTCCGCTTCAGCAAATAATGAGCTATTTCGCACACGCTCATATGAAGATGTTGATTTTAGTGAGCGTAACCCATTCAGCGAGGTGGATAGGTACTAAGAATGGCAATGTTTGGATCAACATTCTATCATCAGACTCTTCGCAAATATGTTATTGTATTTGGTAACATGTTTAATGATCTGACGGTTAGTCGTCTTGATGCTTCTGGTAATACGCTACAGACTTTAGCAATACCAATATCTTATAGCCCGAAAGAAAAGTGGCTAGCAAGATTAAAAGATGACCCAGATTTGACCGCACAGTTGCAGGTGATATTACCGAGACTTGGTTTTGAAATTACAGGTTTTGAATATGATGGTGCTCGTCGTCTACCATCAACAATCAAAAACACTGCGATGGGATCTGCAGGTACTATCAAATATCAAAGAGTGCCTGTACCTTGGAATTTAAACTTTTCGCTATATTCATATGTAAGAAACGCAGATGATGGTGTCCAGATTATGGAACAAATTCTTCCATTCTTTGGGCCTGAATGGACTAATTCCGTAAATCTAATTCCTGAGATGGGTATCAAGCTTGATGTACCAACAATATTGACTGGTATGAATGTTGAGGATACCTATGAGGGTGATTATGAAAATCGTAGAGCATTAATCTATACATATAATTTTACCATGAAAGGTTGGTTCTTCGGTCCTGTTAGAGAGCCGACAAATGATGGTATTATCAAGCGCACAATTCTCAATTTCCATTCAATGGATACTGGGCTAAAAGCAAATACCATATATGGTATAACGGCGGATATAACTGACGAAGAAGTTGAAAGGTCGTTAACAACATCTAGAGTCACCATTCAGGCGGGATTATTGGCTAATGGTATTGGCACAACTAATAGTGCGGCCTCAATCAATTATAATCTAATATCTGCAAATAGTGCATGGAAATATGCACCGAATACATTCTTTTATCCAAGTGGCGTGAAATATAACCCAGAGACAGGACAGGATAGTTAATATGAGTGGTCTACATGATGGGCTAAGAAATGCACTTGATCTACCATAAGTGCAAGAGGAACAACTACCAGCTAAGATCGAAAAGGTTATAGAAGAAACCGATCCTCTTGATACGGACTATAATGAAGCGCGTGGTAATCTAAAAGAAGTTATAGGTCAAGGTAAAAAGGCGCTTGAGAGTCTATTGCTACTTGCTGAAAGTAGTGATCAACCCAGAGCCTATGAAGTTGTAGGTCAGCTAATAAAAACTATCTCTGATGTAAGCAAGGATCTTGTCGATCTTCAAAAGAGAGTAAAGGATATTAGGGGTAGCGATCATCCCGCAAATAATCCAACCGTTGTGAATAATGCTGTATTCATTGGTAGCACGGCCGATCTACAAGCTATCATAAACGGCAGACCAAGTATAATTGATGGTGAATCATCTGATGTCTGAAAACTATCTTGGTAATCCATCTCTAAAAAGATCAGGCGTAAAAATAAACTACACGGAAGAACAGGTCCGTGAATATCACAAGTGTGCCAAAGATCCTGAATACTTCATCAATAATTACATGAAGATTGTTAACGTCGATAAGGGTCTAATTAATTTTAATCTATACCCATATCAGCGCAAGATGGTAAAAACATTTAAAGACAATCGATTTTCAATATGTAAGATGCCTCGTCAGTCAGGTAAATCTACAGTTGTGACTGGGTTTATTCTTTGGACATTGCTATTTCAAGACAATCAAAGCATTGCAATTCTTGCTAACAAAGGTAGTCTTGCAAGAGACATGCTTGCAAAAATTCAGCTTGCATATGAATATCTACCCAAATGGATTCAGCAAGGTGTAGTTATTTGGAACAAAGGTAATATTGAAGTTGAAAATGGTTCAAAGATTCTTGCATCTTCTACGTCGGCCAGCGCCATTCGAGGTGGGTCATTCAATCTAATCTTCCTTGACGAGTTTGCATTCGTACCGCATAATATTGCCGAAGAATTCTTTGCATCAGTCTATCCGACAATCAGCTCTGGTAAGACATCTAAGATTATAGTTGTTTCTACACCAAATGGGCTAAACCACTATTACAAGATGTGGGTCGATGCAACTGAAAAGCGAAGCGAATATGTACCGATTGAGGTGCATTGGAGAGATACTCCCGGTCGCGATGATAAATGGCGCGAGCAAACTATTCGCAATACAAGTGAAGAACAATTTAAGCAAGAATTTGAAACTGAATTTCTTGGTAGCACCCTAACCCTAATCTCTGGTGCCAAACTTAGATCAATGGCATTTAAGAATGTAGTTAAGGATGGTTGGGGTATTAGTCTATATCAA